ACAACAGACATCACCGATCAAGTATCGGCAGTCACCGTTAACTACGTTGTTGAAGCACTTGAGGACACCGCGTTCGGCTCAACTGCACGCACAAACACCGCTGGCCTGCAATCAAACAGCGCAACCTTAACTTTGTACGCATCGTTTGCATCGTCGGAAAGTTACGCAACTCTTGCGCCACTTGTCGGCACAAAGTGCTACATCAAAGTAACCCCAGCATCAGGTGCGAACACCGCAACTAACCCGGGTTTTGAATTGACAAACACTTACCTAAGCGCGTTGCCAGTAATGAACGCAAACTTAGGTGAGTTGGCTACCTACGACATTGAACTTATGGGTGGCGCATACACAGTTGACGTAACGTGATCTAACGCGCCATAACTGGCCGAGAACAGGACAAGGCAATGAGACTAAAATTAAAAGTAGATCTACAAGACGGCGTACAACCAGTCGAGTTAACAACAAATATGTTTGTTATCTGCGAATGGGAAAAAACAGAGGGTCGCAAAATTAGTGACGGCAAAGGTATCGGCTACACCGATCTAGTTTGCTGGGCATACAACTTGCTAAAACTTAGCGGCCAAAAAATGCCTGCAACATATCGTGACTGGGTTAAAGAAAACCCGAACATGACCATTGAGGCAATAGACGAGACAGACCCAAACCATACGGCGTAGGCAGTTACCGACGGCAACTAGCAGAACTGTTAGTCGCAACAGGGTATTGGCCTACGACAATCGAGTTTGACACGCGCGACCTAATAACGGTGATTACGCTATTGAATAAGCAAAAGAGGTAACGCAATGCCGGTATCAACCACAATTCAAGTAGCAGGCGTTAAAGACGCTATAAACAACTTGAAAAAACTTGACCCTGAATTGCAAAAAGAATTTAAGACAAAAGCAACCGACATTGCACAACCAGCGATTGACGCTGGCAAAAAAGCCTACGAAGTATTAGAGGACGAGGAACACCCGTATGCGTTATCGGGTATGTCAAGGCGCTGGACTAGCAACGGTCGCAAAATATTTCCGTTTAGACTTGACAAAGCAATCAAAGGCGTGCAAATGAAATTTGATACTCGACGCAAAGCCGTTGGCGTAATTATGATTTTGCAAAAAGACGTAGCAACCGCAGTTTGGGAAACAGCCGGGCGACGCAGCACAAACAGGCTCGGCGCGTCACTTGGTTTTGTTGCCAGCGATCAGACTCGAATACTTAAACCAGCGATTGAAAAAGACATTGCAAAGGTTGAGCGCGAAATAGAAAAAATTGTCAAAGATGCAATTCGTACCGTTGAGCGCGGAATTTAATCATGGCACTATCTATTCCAATCATTAGCGAGTTTGACGGCAAAGGTCTTGACCGCGCAATTAAAGAATTTAAGCAACTAGAAACTGTTGGCGAAAAGGCACAGTTTGCTATACGCAAAGCAGCGATACCTGCAGCGGCTGCAATTACGGCGGTTGCGGGTGCGCTCGGCTTGGCGGCGAAGGCGGCAGCCGAGGACGAACAGCAACAAGCAATTTTGGCTAACACAATGCAGAACGTTGTTGGTGCTACTGACGCAACGGTGGCAGCGACTGAGGACATGATTTCGGCTATGTCAAGGGCAACTGGTACGGCTGACAGCGAGTTACGGCCAGCGTTTAGTGCATTGCTTGTCGGTACAAAAAACGTGGGCGAGGCTACTGACGCGCTATCGCTTGCACAAGATATCTCGGCAGCAACCGGCAACAATCTTGCAACGGTAAGCGACGCGCTTGCCAAAGCGTATGCAGGCAACATGAAAGGTCTTGCAGCGTTGTCGCCTGAAATGAAAGGCATGATTAAAGACGGTGCGTCGCTTGACACGGTAATGCTTGCGCTAAATGACAACTTTGGTGGCGCGGCTGCAAAGTCTGCAAACACCGCAGCGGGACAATTTAAAATATTAAAAAACAGTTTGGCTGAAACACAAGAAAGCATTGGTGCAGGTTTGTTGCCCGTGTTGCAAAAAGTGTTGCCGTATTTGCAAAGCATGGCGGACTGGGCACAAAAAAACCCTAAAGCATTTTTGTTTATTGCTGGCACAATTAGCGCTATCGCGACGGCGATCTTGGCAGTCAATTTTGCTATGGCCGCTAACCCGTTCACGTTGATTGCGATTGGCATCGCTGCGCTGATTACTGGTCTTGCAGTTGCGTACACAAAATTTGAGGGCTTTAGAAACGTTGTCAACTCTGTTATTAACGGAGTGGTTAGCGCGTTTGAATACATGGCTAACAGTTACATCAAAGCAATTAACTTAATTATTCAAGGCATAAACATGATTAAACCTGGCAGCGATCTTGGGTTTTTGTCTGAGATTAGTTTGGGTCGCATCGGTGGCGGTGGCGGTGGTGCGACTAGCGGTGGTCAGGCTCGAGAGGGTGGCACGGGCAGTATTACACCTAGTTTGCCAAGTATGCCTAGTTTGCCCCCAACGCTTATTGGTGGCGGTGGCTCAGGTGGTGGCGGCGGTGCAGGTGGCGGTACAGGTGGCGGTGGTGGCGGTATTGGTAGCCCAAACGATTTAGTGACCATACAAGGTGCTTTAACGACGTCAGGCAACGCTGAGCGCATTGCAGCGCGTAGTAATGGTGGCGTAACAATAAACGTGACTGGCGGTATGTCAACTAGCGCCGAGATCGGGCAAAGCGTGTTAAACAGTTTGCTGGCCTACCAGCGCACTAACGGGCCACTCGATTTACAGATTGCGTCGTAATGGCAGGTACAGCCGTTGTTGCTAGTGGCAACTATGACTTAGAAATTGACACAGGGTTTATACAAGACGCATTTTTGCTTGACGACCCAGTTGCAGGTTTGCTTAATAACACTCAATATGTGCTCAACGGTACAACAGATTTTGCGAGTGTGCTTGACGGCGTTAACAGCATCACAGTTAAGCGTGGGCGTCGCGATCAGGGCGATCAATTTAGTGCTGGCACTATGTCGTTTAATATGCTTGACACGGCAGGTATTTTTAACCCGTTTGACACTAACTCGCCGTACTACGACACACCGCAAGCGCAACCCGGTCTTGCACCTATGCGTCGAGTGCGCCTATCGCGTTACAGTTCGCTAAACGTCAAAGAATATTTGTTTGTCGGCGTGATTGTAAACTATGACTACAATTTTGCGCTTGGCGGTCTTGATACGGTGACCGTGTTTTGTGCAGACGATTTTTATTTGTTGGCACAAACATTTTTAGATGAATTTAATGTCAGCGAGGAATTGTCTAGCGCTCGAGTTACGGCCGTGCTTGATCGGCCTGAGGTTGCGTTCCCAGCGTTAACGCGCGACATTGCTACAGGTACTCAGACGCTTGGCGGTGCAGCGGCGTTTACGGTTGCTCAAGGCACAAACGTGCTTGGCTATTTGTCTGACATAAATGAGGCTGAACAAGGTCGCCTGTTTATGTCGCGTGACGGCGATCTAGTGTTTGACGCTCGACTAGGCACAACGCTCACACCGTCGGTAGCAGACTTTCATGACGACGGCACGAACATTCCGTACAACGGCGTAGGCATAACTTTTGAAGCCGATCAGGTAACTAACCGTGCAGTTGTTCAGATACTTGGCAGTAACAATCCGCAGGTCGCTGACGACGCTGGTAGTCAAACAAAGTATTTTGTGCAGACTTACAGCATCACTAACAGCCTTTTGCATAACGACAGCGCCGCACTTGACTTGGCGGTCTATTTGCTTGATCCTGAACCTGAGGCACGGTACACGTCTTTGGCTACGTCGTTTGCTTTGTTGTCGAGTGCGCAACGTGACACGGTGGCAGTCATTGACGTGGGCGACACAATTACGATTGAAAAGTCGTTTACCTCAGGCGTGACAACTACCGAGTTAGCGCAAGAGTTGGCAGTTGAGGGCATCGAGCATACGATCAGCGTCAATACCGGGCATAGCGTTACTTATTACACGTCGCCAACGGTCATCGTTTATGAGCTGATACTTGACGACTTGTCGTTTGGTATCATCAACGCGGACAACGCTCTAGGGTAAAGTAGGCAAATATGACAACACCGTTCCCGTTTGTTGCTGGTCAGGTTCTAACGGCCGCGCAACTTAACGACATACAAAATTTACCGATATCGGATAAAACTGCGTCGTACACGCTGATCGCAGGCGACGAAACAAAACGCACGATAATGAATAACGCAAGCGCTACAACGATCACGGTTAACAACTCAATTTTTACGGTTGGCGACGTTATTCAGGTCGCAAACAAAGGTGCAGGCACTTGCACAATTACTGCAGGTGCTGGGGTAACTATTAACACAAGCGGTTCGCTTGCTTTGGCGCAATATGGGGGCGGCTATTTACTTGCATTGTCGGCGTCAACTTTCACTTTTTTTAACTTAGGGGGTGGCGTATCGTACGGCACGGCTACGGGCGGCACGTCATCAAGCATTACGGTTAGCGGACAAAATTACACGCTTTTAACTTTTACAACCGACACTAATCTTGTTGTGTCGAAGGCAGGTTTGTTTGACATTGTTCTTGTTGGTGGTGGCGGTGGTGCTGGCAAAGGTCGTTTTGCTCGTTCATCAGGTGGCGGTGGCGGTGGCGGTGTTTTGGGTGTTAGCACTATTTTGACGGCTTATCTTGATGCAGCAACGTACACGGTTGATGTTGGTGCTGGCGGAACTGGTGCATCTGTAGATGACGCAAATGGTACAAGCGGTAGTGCTTCAAGTATTGGCATTTTTGCGACTACTGGCGGCGGTGCTCAAAATTCTGACGGTGGTTCGGGTGGTGGTGCTAGCGCATTTAACGGCGGTAATACTGGGGTTTTGATTGCAGGACAAGGCAACGGTGGCGGCAGTTCGCCAACTGGTGTTGCGACTGCTTGCGGTGGTGGTGGCGGTGCTGGCGCTGTTGGCGGAAATGGCGCGACAACTACTGGCGGCTCGGGTGGTAACGTT